TTAGCCATTTGTTAACTCCTTGTTCATCCAAACACCTGGCGTAAATTCAAAGTGTTCAAATAGCTTTTGTGTTCTTTCTGGATTGATACCAATATCGCCTGCGGTCATTGCTCTTGCACCTATTACATGCGACCACTCTTTGAACTTGTTTAAGAGTTCGCGAAAGTTGTCCATGTTCTTGTGCGTGTCTAGCAAATAGATAAAGGCAATATTGCTATCAATAATCTTGTTGTTCCAAGGGCATTCTGAAGCGTAGCCTGCAATGAAGCCTACCACTCTAGTGCCTTCATAGGCATTAAACCAACAGTGATCATAGTTTACTGCAAATCGTTTGATTGTGGTAATTACACTGTTCTCATCGTATTCTTCTGCGATACGAGGAAGACTTTCAATGGCTTCATCTCTGTAGTATTGAAAGCATATGATGGTGGCATCAAACTCTTGAGGCTGCATTTTTCTAACGATCATTATAGGCGGCCCCATTTGAATTCTGTTTGGCCCACAAAGCCGCTTTTTACAAAGCAGTCATCTGCCTTTTGGCCTTGGAATAACCAATTTGACCAATTGTTGGTCTTGCGACCGTTCGTTCGTTCAAAGTCCGCGAACAGACTAGAACAATCTATAGTAATCTGACAGGAGTTAGCCGTTTCAACCACTGCATAGTTGTAGATGATGCCATCAAACATTAGTATAGGTGCTGCCACTAGATCTAAAGGACTGGTGCCTGTTGAACCAAAGTTTAGGAAGGCCTTGTAGACACACACACGCTTGCCTTCAATTTCATTGTTGATTAGATAGTTGACATAGCCATTGCCAATGCCGCTAAGGTATATGGAGAACTTGCCAACCTTGACATCAAAGTCTTCTGTTAGAGGTGAAAAGCCAATGAAGTCGCCTTGTGCTGTATAAGTGTTTGAACCTGCTGTAGGTGCTGTGCCTGAATCAAATGCTAGATCAAATCCACCTGAGTTAAGATACACAGGTATGTTGGCACCTGCATTGGTCTTGAGATGTAGTTCAACGCAGTCAACACTTATGGTATGATCACGATAGTATTCATCTTTGTTTGGTGTCGTTGAAAAGTCTTTCATTAATTACCCCATACTTCACGCATTTCTAATGACAGTGTAGTTATACCACCATATCCTGTGTCAAATGTCTGTTCTGGTTCTGCCAGTATGGCTTGAAAGGGCACTGCGGTGATTATCATCTGTGTGCTACTAGGCACTGAACTTACTAGAGGACATGAAAAGAATAATGTGGCCTGACCAGCACCGTTGGCTGTGCAAGGTGATACACACATATAGACCTTGGAGTGATTGTTGAACTTGAAGAAGTCTCCTGCGGCTAGCACATTCTTGTTGGCACCGCAATTGGTCAATGACACTGATGTAGCACCTCTTTGTGCTGTGCCTGAAGTGACCACTGTGTTTGTGGTCTGTGCGCCACCCGCTGAGGCAGCAGTGATCTTGGTATAGGATATTTTGGGCAACACAATGTTGAAACTAAACTGCTGACCCAGTGCTTGACTGAGATAGCCTGTGATTGAACCTGCTTGCAAGGGTGTAAGGTTGCCATACTTGACTGTGAAACTATAATAACTGATGCCAAAACCCACACGGCGTATCTTGCCTGAGAAGGATTCTGAGATTTGACTAGGTGTGTTAATCTTTAGACTAACGCTTTGTATTTCTGGTGATGTGGGAAAATTGGTTGCTAAATCAGCCATTACATCATGCTCCTTTGACCACGCTCAAGCATGGCATCTGAAATTATCTGTTGTATCACACCCTTGCGACTTGACAGCAGTTGATCAAAGCCCTGTGTGTCATTGGCCACTATGGTAAAGTTGACATTGACTGGTGAACTGCCACCTAGGTCACTATTTCTAGTTATTGAACCAGTGGTGTTGGGAGTGAACAATTCTGGTCCTGACTCACCAACTAGGTAAGGTGTGCCGCCCATAACTGGTCCACCCAGTGCTCTGCCTGAGTATTGTTGTGAACGGATTACACTGACCTGTGCCATACCAGCGGCAATTGCACCAGCGGCAGCAATTAGACCAAAGGGGAATGGATATGTGGCCAAGGCCTTTGTGGCAGCTTGATAGGTGTTCATTACCGCTGAAGCAATGTTTAGAGCCTTGCTGGCTTCAAATGCTTTCTTGTTTTCTTTGCCTAGAGCCGCAAACATATTGGCAGCTTGATCAATACCAAATTGTGCTTTCTCTAGATCTGATTTCTTTTCAAAGGCAATGCGTTCTGCCACAATGGCCTTTTGACGTTCTTGTTGGCCCATGCGTTGTAGTGTGGCAGATTCTTCTGAACTTAGACTCTGTGCAATACCTGATTCATTGGCCATCAGCACCGTTTGAATTCTCTTGAGTTCACGGTCTTCTATCTTCTTGGCAGCGGCTTCAGCAAGAGCAATTCTCTGATCTTGATAGTCTTGTTCTAATGACAGCAGGGTGCCCTGTAGAGCCTCTGCTTGTGCAATCAATTCAGCATTGCCACTTTCACGTGCCAACATAGCAACCTTGTTGATCTCTTCAACCTTGCGATTGTAGTCCAAGTCTAGTTTAAAGGCATCATCATACTTGGCACGCTCATTCTGTATAAACTTGTTGATGTTCTGTAATTGTATTTGTTCTGCACGACCCGCATTGGCCTGTAGATCACTCATGTTGTTGATTTCAACATCAGCAATAGGTGCTTGTCCTCTACCTGCTCTGCGAACATTTTCTAGATCACGGAACATCTTGGTAGTAGAATCAGTTTGACTCTGTATGATACCTTCAACTAGTGCTTTTTGCTTATTGAACTCTTCTGTTTGGCGTTTGATTGCCTGCTCTTTTTCAATTTCATTGCGTAGGCTTTGTTCTTGGATAGGTGTTAAAGATAGATTGACTTTCTTTAGTTTCTCAGCTTCTTCACTTATGACCTTGCGAACATTGGCTTCATCTTTGCCATACTGTAATGTGTCACTGGCAAACTGCGTGTTCTGTTGCAGTTTAACCAAGGTTTCATCAAGAGCCTTGAGTGCTTTTCTTTGCTCTTCATTGTAGCCTTGAGCAGCCACCACTGTGGCTTCATTGGCTATACGGATTTCTTCAGCCTTATCAGCTAGGCCATCATTGACATCTTTGAGTTTCTCAGTTAGACCCATGGCCTTTTCTATAGCACCAACTACATCAACACCCATCAGTGTGGCAAGTGCAACGGCTGCACCTACTACCAACATGAGTGGATTACGCATCACAATGGTGTTGAACAAGGCCATTGCACCACCAGCGGCTCTTATAGCACTGGTCAATGCAATAGCAATTGAAACCATCTTGGCTAACGAACCTATAGCGGCTGTTAGTAGTGCAATGTTTAGAGCCAATCTAATGGCGTTCTTGATCTTTTGCCATACTGCTTCAAAACCACCTGCTTCTTTGATTGCTTCTTTGATGTCATTGACAATTACTACGATATAGGGAGAAATCTCAGCAATGGCTTTCTTGAGACCACTGTCAAAGATGCTTTTAAGACTGTCTACTGCATCACCTGCTTCATCCAAGCGAGCCACATCTAAGTCTGACAATGCAAGACCCATGTCTTCTAGTTCTTTCTTGGCTGCTTCTAGTCCACGAGCCACTTCCAACATTCTTGGACCCTGCTTGCCAAACAATTCAATTGCTAGAGCATTACGCTCAGCAGGATTGGTCATTGCATTAAGTTGAGTGGCAATCAGTCTAAACTGTTCGTCTGGTCTTGATGTGGCAATCTGTTGTAAAGGAATGCCTAGACGAGTCAATGCATCAATAGCAGGGCCACTACCCTTGGCAATGGCTGAACCCAAGTTGCCACTAAGTTTGATTAAGGTAGCGTTTAATTGATCAGCACCAACACCCGCTTGTGCGGCGGCATGTTGGAATGTCTGTAGACTCTGTGCTGATACGCCAATAGCCTTTGAAGCATCAATTAACTGACCAGCACTTTCTAGAGTGGATAGAATGGCATAACCCATAGCAGCCGCAGCCGCTGTGATAGTGCCCAGCGCCTTGTTAACACCATAAGAGGTGTCACCTAGCTCTTGTAGACTCTTTTCTAAACTGGCTAGGGCACGTTCTGCTTGGGCTGTGTCAGCGGTTATTCTAATTTTTGGATCTGCCACTATCTGCTCCTTTTCATCTGCGCTTTCTTATGTTCTTTGTGTTCCCAATTATAGAATGCAGCCCAAGTCTGAAATTCTATAGTGGTCATGTCAAACACTTGTTCTAATGTGAGACCTAGATCTTTGCCTAACCTACAGGCGAACATGAGATCTGGATCTCCAATTAGTTTTTTTCTACTTGCTCCAAGTCAACATCTTGATCATTGGCTTCGTTGATTTCACCTACCACACGAATGATCACACCTGGATCTACTTCGTTAAGCA